AAGGATGGAGATCCAAGACAAAGAAGACCTAATATCGAAAAGGCAATTAAAGGTTTGGATTGGAAACCTAATACAAAGTTAAACGAAGGGCTTTTGAAAACAATAGAAAGTTTTAAACAACAAATTAATTGAGGAAATTTCATATGATTGAATACAAATATAATGAGGGAAAGCTGCTTGAAGAATTTAAACAATATATTGATCAAACCTATGGCCAACATTATTCAATGAACAAATATCAAGCTACAGAATTCATTATTGATAATGGACATGGCGTTGGATTTACTGCTGGCAACGTAATGAAATATGTTCAAAGATATGGAAAGAAAGCCGGAAGGAATAGACAAGACCTACTAAAGGTGTTACACTATGCTTTAATGCTGTTGTATGTGCATGACATTGAAACTAAGGAGACTAAATAATGCAGATTAGTAATGAAACAATCCAAGTCCTAAAGAACTTTGCCACAATTAATTCTAATCTTATGATTAGAAAAGGTAAAAAATTGGCAACAATTAGTACAGCTAAAAACATTTTTGCCAAAGCAGAAGTAGCTGAAGAATTCCCAGCTGAAGTTGCGATTTATGATTTGAACTCCCTACTCGCACTCTTAACTCTTGTAGAGAATCAAGAAGTAGAATTTGGTGAGAAGAGCTTGACAATTTCTAAGAACAATGGCAAGTTTGAATATTTTTATGCTTCGCCTAACGTAATTGTTGCCGCCCCTGAAAAGGAAATTGAACTCGATACTCATTATCAGTTTAAACTTACTTCCGAAGATGTGAATATGATTATGAAGGCTGCAGCTATTACAGGTGCGCCTACAATTTCTATTATTAGCAAGAACGGCAAAGTTAGTTTAACCGTCGGTGATAGAAAAAATGATACTGCTAACAACTATAAAAAGAATATAGGTGAGAGCGAATCAGACTTTGAATGCCATATGGCGGTTGAAAACTTCAAAGTTGTTCCTGACGCATATAATGTAATTATTTCTAAAAAGAAAGCATTCTTACTGAAGCACGAAACTAAATCTATTGAGTATTTTATTGCAATGGAAAATGATTCTGTTGTATAATTTTTGAATTAATATTATGGAGTTGTTATGGATTATCGTGAAGATGAATTTCTCTGGGTTGAAAAGTATCGACCCAGAACGTTAGATGATTGTATTCTCCCCGCAAGCCAGAAAAATGTTTTTAAGGAAATGCTTGCGAAGGGAGAAATACAAAATATGCTTTTATGTGGTGGTGCCGGTATGGGCAAGACCACTGTCGCAAGAGCATTATGTGAAGAACTTCAAACAGATTATATTATCATTAACGGATCTGAAGAATCAGGTATTGATGTTCTTCGTACAAAAATTAAACAATTTGCTTCTGCAGTTTCTTTCAGTGGCAGGCCAAAGGTTGTAATTTTAGATGAGGCAGATTATCTAAATCCTAATTCTACACAACCTGCTCTTCGAGCTTTCATCGAAGAGTTCTCGGCAAATTGTAGATTCATTCTTACTTGTAATTTTAAGAATAGAATCATTCCTCCACTTCATTCTAGAACTGCGGTTATAGAATTTAAATTACCTAAAACTGAAAAGCCTAAAATTGCTGCAGCATTTTTTAAACGAGTAAATGAAATACTTGAGATTGAAAAGGTTGAAGCTGACGGAAAGGTTATTGCTAAGGTAATTGAAAAACACTTCCCCGACTATCGTAGAATTTTAAATGAACTTCAGCGTTACAGTGGCTCAGGCAAAATAGACGAAGGTATCTTTACTAATCTAGGTGAAAGCAATATGCAAGAGCTTATTGCAACACTGAAAGATAAGGATTGGAAGAAGATGAGGACATGGGTTGTTAATAATGTAGATAACGATCCACAAACTATCTTTAGAAAATTATATGATACTCTTTGCGATGAGGTTGTGCAAATTCCACAATTAGTTTTGCTACTAGCAGACTATCAATATAAGTCTGCATTTTGCGCAGATCAAGAAATTAACTTAGTTGCTTGCCTAACAGAAATTATGGCAGCAGTAGAATTTAAGTGAGATTGATATGAGCTTATTCGGAGAACCTGAAAAAGTATATCAAGAGGAACCCTATAAGGCTCCTGCAATTACCCCTTTTGACTTCCTTAATTCTATTCATCATTCTAAGGAAAACTTGATTGTTGACGAATGGTCCGAGAAACAATATAATCCCTATATTATAAACAAGGGACTATCGTATGGGCATGATACAGTAATACCCGCAAATGAGATGAATTCCAGACCCCATTTGGACAAAATACTGCAATTTCATTTTCTTATAAATATTATTAGGCCAAAAAAAAGATTCAATAAATGGATCAAGGCCGAGAAGATCGATGATTTGGAAACAGTAAAAGAATACTATGGCTATAGCACAGAAAAAGCCAAACAAATTCTTCCCCTTCTAAATGATTCGGTTATAGATGAAATGAAAACAAGAATAACAAAGGGTGGTAAGAAATGACAGACATCATCTCAATTGATTTTCCTGGGTACAATCCGTTAGAAGTGATCTTAAGAGAACCAGACGATTTTTTGAAAGTGCGGGAAACCTTAACTAGAATAGGTGTAGCTTCGAGAAAAGATAAGACATTATATCAATCATGCCACATACTACATAAGCAGGGAAGATACTTTATTGTACACTTTAAAGAATTATTTGCGCTAGATGGTAAGGTAGCGGATTTAACCGACAATGATTTACAACGAAGAAATACCATTGCTAAATTATTAGTAGATTGGGGATTAGTTACAATTAATAATTCTCATCTGTTTTCTAACCACGCTCCTCTTTCTCAGATAAAAGTTATCTCGCACAAAGAGAAAGACGATTGGAAATTAGAGACTAAGTATAACATTGGCAAGAAAAAATTAAGTAGTACATATAAATAATATTGCATAGTGTTCTCAAATTGGACCTTGCTGCAGCATCTCCAATGACCTGAACTTTTTTAGTTAAACCTACACAAAAGGAGACCATTATGTGGACAAAGCCTACAGCAAAAGATATGCGTTTTGGATTTGAAATCACGATGTATATCGCCAATAGATAATCATCCCTCGGGATGGGAACTGGTTGGCAGATCCAGTTAAAACTGTCAAAAAGGAATTATGCCGAATGGATAATTCAAATTTAATGTTAAACTTTCCCAGATGGGATTTTAACTCGCTTAATAAGGAGAATGAAATGTTGTATTACGCAAACATGGCCATTGACGCCATCCAATCAGGAAAAACAACTTGGCTTCAAACTTTTATTAAAGAAGATCAAGTTCGTCAACCTCTTCAACAATTCGTAGATGCACAAACAGCTTTTACTAAACAGATTACCAAAACATGGTATGAGGTAACAGGTGCTGCATCGAAATCTATGGTTGACAAAGTTTTTTCTAAGGAGGTAAAATAATGACTTGGCTATTACCACATCTTAATCTTAAAGATGCCGATAAAGTTTTTGTAGGATTTGAGGATCAATTTAATCGCTTTGCTAAATTGCATGACGATATCACTAAAAACATTCCAAACTATCCTCCATACAATATCAGAAAAACTGGCGACAATGCTTATGCTATTGAAATTGCAGTAGCAGGTTTCGCTAAGCAAGATATTGAAATAGAATTTGTAGATGACAAATTGATCGTAAAAGGCACAACGCACGATGACCAAGGAGATTACATCTTCAAGGGAATTGCAGGTCGTAACTTTACTCGCACATTTGCTTTAAACGATCAAATCGAAATTAAAGGCGCCGAGATTTTTAACGGAATGCTTCAGATTGCTCTTGAGAAAATTATCCCCGAGCATAAGAAGCCTAAAAAAATTGAAGTCAAAGAAGCAGGCGAGACTCCTAAGAGTAGTAACGAAAAAGAACTCCTTTTAGAAGACAAGTAATATAGGGGGCTTCGGCCCCCAATACATATGAAGAAAATTTTAGACTGGATCAAAGGCGTTCTAAATAAATGGAACGAAAGTATTTGTAAAATACGAGAATATGATAAAGATCCGCCACATTGGTATTGAGAGGAAAACATGGTAAAGATATTTAAATTAACTACAAGTGAAGAAATTATTGGATTCTGTACACAAAAAGGATCTAAGATTTACATAGATAAGCCTTGTGCAATTATGTTGATTTCTTCCAAGTCAACCCCGGACACGCATTCAATGGCATTAATTCCTTATGCCGCTTACACCAAAGATCACAAAATTGAAATTGATAAAAAGCAAATAGTATGGGAAGCCGATTTAGAAGATGATGTATTGAATCAATACAATGCTATCTTTGGATCAGGTATTCAAATTGTATCAGGGTCT